TAGATAGAAACTGGACACACATAATAGGTCAACCTAATCAAGGTTCAGTAGAAACAGATTTAATTGAATATGAAAAAGGCTATGATCGTATGCAAAGTAGATTAGCATGTCAAATACAATTAGAAAAAAAACACGATGGTTTAGTTGTACACTTATTGGACAACCATAAACTATAAAATTGAGAGTTCGATGCTCTCACGGTCCACCAAATTAAATTATGATGACAGTTGAATTAGTAGATATAATGGGGAATGACTTGACAGTAGTAAATGCTGCTAGAGTAAGTTATTCAAAGACTAAAAAATCATTTGATATATCTGATGAGAAACTTATCAAGTATCTCGCAGAACATAATCACTGGTCACCTTTCGCACACGCAAGTTTACAATTTAGAATTAAAGCACCAATTTTTGTTGCAAGACAATTAGTAAAACATCAAATTGGATTGACTTGGAATGAAGTCAGCAGACGTTATGTAGATTTCCCACCTGAACTATACAAACCAGACTCATGGAGAGGTAGACCAAAGAACTCTAAACAAGGCAGTGATGGTGAGATAGAACTAGATCAAACAATTAATCATAATATGGAAACAGCCATGGAGAGTTGTCTTATACTTTACAATACATTATTACAAAAAGGTGTAGCGCCAGAACAAGCACGTATGGTATTACCTCAATCAATGATGACTGAATGGTATTGGTCAGGAACATTATACGCATTTTCTAGGGTATGTAATTTAAGATGTAAACCAGATACACAAAAAGAAACTAGAGATGTTGCAGATGAGATGTACAAAATCTGTGACGAGAAGTTTCCATACAGTTGGAAATACTTAACAAAATGATATTAAAAATAGTGAACAAATATATTGCGGCAGAGTTTGTTTCTACTAGACACTATTCAGCAGTGATGCCTAGATTGACAAAATATTATCTGGGTTATTTTGATAATGATGAGTTAGTTGGCGTGATTACATTTGGTTGGGGTACAAGACCTAAACATACAATACAAAAGTTGTTTCCAGAGCTAGACACAAAAGATTATTACGAGATAGGTAAGATGTGTTTAGATGATAAACTACTTAGGAATAGTGAATCGCAATTACTATCTTCAGCAATATCTTGGTTAAAAGAAAATACTAATATAAAATATTTGTTTACTTGGGCTGATGGTTTAGTTGGTAAACCTGGTTATGTATATCAAGCTGCTAATTTTTTATATGGTGGTTTTTCATTTACAGATACATATGTTTCAGAAACAGGTGAGAAGATACACCCAAGAACATTACAAGGAATAATACCTAACACTAAAAATCGTAAAGTAGGTATGAGACCAAATCCTCAACAATTAATAGAATTAAAATTAAGTAGAGTTAAAGGTAAACAATTTAGATACATTTATCCTATGACTAAAAAATATAGAAGATGGTTAAAAAAATCTACAACAGAATGGACAACTAACTATCCAAAGGGTAAAGATTTAGTATGGAAGATAAAAAGACCAGGCGAAAAAGATTATACAACAACGACCAAAATACCATTTGACTTATCAAAGGAATATGTGTATAATAAGAAGAATGTAGAATCGTTTAAAAGAGGGACCTTAAGTGAATTTTTATAAAAACGTTATTGAACATAGAGGTAAGTTACTTGTTCGTGGTATCCACGAGGGTAAAGAATATAAAGAAAGAATGGATTTTAGTCCAACTCTATATGCTATCTCACAAGAAGATTCAAAGTTTAAAACGTTACAAGGTCAAACACTAAAACCAATACAGTTTCCTAGTATATCAAAAGCAAGAGAATTTAAAAGAAGTTACAATACAGGTAACTCACCATTGTATGGAATGGATCGGTATCAATATCAATACATCGCAAACGAGTATCCTGATGATATGATATTTGATAAAGACCAAATCAAAATATTTACACTTGACATAGAGTGTACTGCCGAGAATGGTTTTCCTGATATAGATAATCCAACAGAAGAACTACTAGCAATCACAGTTAAAAACCAATCTAATAAACAAATTATAACTTGGGGTATAGGTGAATTTAAAACAGATAGATCAGATGTAACTTATATAAGATGTAAGAATGAGAAGTCTTTGATTATGGAGTTTATGAAGTTTTGGATTAAGAACTATCCAGATGTTATCACTGGTTGGAATACAAAGTTTTTTGATATACCTTATTTGTTCAATCGTATTAGAAACCTAGTAGATGAAAAAGTATTAAAAAGATTTTCGCCTTGGAATTTAGTTGAAAGAGAAACCATAGTAGTAAGAGGTAGACCACAAACTCATTATAATATCTTTGGTATTTCTATGTTAGATTACTTGGACTTATATCAAAAATTTATACCAACAAAACAAGAGAGTTATAAACTTGATTACATTGGTAAAGTAGAACTTGGTTTACCTAAAGATGATAACCCTTACGATACATTTAGAGAATGGTATACAAAAGATTATCAATCATTTATTGATTACAACATTAAAGATGTTGAGATCGTTGACCAACTAGAAGACAAATTAAAACTAATTGAACTAGTCTTAACTATGGCATATGAAGCCAAAGTAAATTATACAGACGTATTCTCACAAGTAAGAATGTGGGATATGTTAATTTACAATTACTTGAAAAAAGATAATGTTATGATTCCACCAAAGGAAGATAATATTAAAGATGATAAGTACGAAGGTGCTTATGTAAAAGACCCAATCACAGGTATGCATAATTGGATTGTATCATTTGATATTAACTCACTATATCCACATTTGATTATGCAATATAATATTTCTCCAGAAAAAATTATTGGAGTAGAACCATCAGGCATATCAGTTGATAAATTGTTAGATCATGCGACACCGCTGACACATTTAAAGGCTGAAGGTGCTTGTATTACACCAAATGGTGCTAAGTTTAAAATAGATAGTCCAGGGTTTCTACCTAGACTTATGGAAAGTATGTACAATGATAGGGTTAAGTTTAAGACTTTAGAGTTTCAAGCAAAACAAGAATATCAAAAGACAAAAGATAAATCTTTATTAAAAGAAATATCTCGTTGTCATAACATACAGTGGTCAAAGAAGATTGCTCTAAACTCTGCTTATGGTGCTATTGGTAATCAATACTTTAGATATTATGATGTAAGACAAGCAACTGCTATAACATCAGCTGGTCAATTTGTAATTCGTTTTATTCAAAAAAATGTAAATGAATATATGAATAAGATTTTAAAATCAACAAATGAAGTTGACTATATTGTTGCGTCAGATACAGATTCAATTTATCTTACATTAGACAAACTAGTACAAGCAACTTGTAAAGATAAATCAAAAGCTGATACGTTAAAGTTTTTAAACAAAGTTGTTAATAGCAGAATAGAACCTTTTATAGATAAATGTTTTGATGAACTTGCTGAATATACAAATGCTATTAAACAAAAAATGGTTATGAAAAGAGAAGTAATAGCTGACAAAGGTATATGGACTGCTAAAAAAAGATATATGTTAAATGTATTAGACGAAGAAGGTATTACGTTTGATGAACCTAAACTAAAGATTATGGGTATTGAAGCTGTGAAGTCATCTACACCAGAAGTTTGTAGAGGAAAGATTAAAGAAGCTATCAAACTTATAATGACTAAAGGTGAAGATGAACTACAAGCATTTGTTGCTGAATTTAAGACAGAGTTTTATCAAATGACAGCTGAACAAATATCTTTTCCTAGGTCTTGTAATAATTTAAAAAAGTATAAACATAGTAGTAATATATTCATTAAAGGAACACCTATTCATGTTAAAGGTGCTTTGATATATAATGAAAACCTAAAACGATTTAAGTTACATAGAAAGTATCCAATAATACAAGAAGGTGATAAGCTTAAATTTCTAAAACTAAAAGAAGCTAATCCATTTAAGTTTGATGTGATAAGTTATGTATCAAAACTACCTAGTGAATTTAAACTACAAGAATATATTGACTATGATATTATGTTTCAAAAAACATTTGTAGACCCTATGAGTTTTATACTTAATTCTATTGGTTGGTCTACTGAGAAGACAGCTAGTTTGGAGGACTTCTTTGTATAGTTTCTTCATAGTATTAGTTTGTATGCATTGGGGATTTGCCACTGGTAATCTTCTAGCATTAAAAACAGATTGGTCTATACCAAGATTTTTATTAATCGTAATACTAATAAGATACTTTTTTTTAACTTATGAAGTTTAATACAACCAAAAAACATGGAGTAATATATGCCGACCCACCGTGGTATTTTAAAACGTATAGTAACAAAGGAAAGGATAAAAG